CATAATGAAGACGAATTAACAGAAGAAGAAAAAGAGGAGTATTCGAAAGATATAGATTTTGAATCTAAATTAGATATGGATAATGCAAAATATTTTGTTGATTTTTTACAGGCTGCAAAAAACATAAGTGGTTTTAGTTTAGGAAATATATAATGAATTATTTTAATCAACATCTTACTTTCAAGCAATCAGCTGCAATTATACCAAAACATCAACTACAAAAAGGTATGATAATACAGAATAGATATAGAAATTTAGAAGATAAGATAAAAGATTATATGTTTCTTATATTGAACCCTGAATTTAGAGGTAAGGTACATGTGCTTAACTTAAATGAATTTTCAACTATAAGATTCAATGAGTTAGCAAGACAGACTGGTGTAAGAATTATACCAAAATTTAGAAAAAGAGGTTTAATTATACCAAAGCTAATTATGAAAGAGTCGTCAAATAGATTTTATTATAGTAAGCTAGCAGTAAATATGGAAAAATTATATAATAATAGTTATAGAACTTTATTCTTAAATAAAATGCAATTAGTACAATTGATAGATTATAAATTTGATGAAGATATAGAAGACCATTATATACCAAATAGGAATGTCTAAATGAAAATAATTTATATTTCAGATTTTTTCTTAGAAGAGTTTAACGGAGGTGCTGAACTTTCAGATGATGTTGTTATCAATTTTTTAGAAAACAAGCGTGTAGATATAAAAACTGTAAAAAGTCAAAACTTTGACCCGACCATACATAAGGCTGACACTTTTATAATTTCTAACTTTGTAGG